TAGCGTTGTACTATCTAACCCTTCTACAACACCTGACTTATAACCAAATGGCTTGCCATAATTTACAGCAGTATAATTATTACTTGACTCACCACCTCTAATAATTGCAGCCAATCCACCATAATCTGTAAATGGTTTTACATCACTTGATCTAAAATCAAATAATGTATTTACAGGGTTTACTGGTATTAATAATCTTTGATCTATATTTATAAGTGATGGATCTTTTATGTCATTTAGTTTGACAATATCATCAACATTTACATTGTATTGTTCTGCTATATCAGATAAATTATCTCCTGACTTAACAATATGTGTTAATGGTGCATCTTCTAATGTACCTGCTACTGCTGGTGTTGTACCTGTAATTGTATTCATAATATTATTTAGTACACTTGCTGGTCTTTGCTCTACTGGTAAAGATCCTTGTAAATCATCTTTTTGATTTTTTAATTTTGCACCACCACCTTCGCTTGTGCTTTCAGACTCTACCCTATCAGTAACTTTAGAACCTATACCAAACCCACCTTCTGGTGCAGTTTTTGTAGTATCAACTTCAATTGGTTTTTCAAGATCAGTAAAATATGGTTCTTTAAATTTAAAAGGTATTTTATATTTATCAAACAATTCTTTTGGTGGATTAGATGCAGAGTTAGTACCACTTCTAAATTTCTTATATAAATCTGCATCAGAATATTTATTAATCTTGACTTTATATACAGAACCATCCCTAGCAAATAGTGATATAGGTATATCTTGTGGATATATAGCCCTAGATATAATTTGATCTATACTATCTGCACCATCACCCATCAATACGTTATCAAAGTACTCTCGTATCTCTTGCCTTGTCTTGACTTCTCCCGAATCTCTCCAATCTTGGAATTGTAATTTCACTTGTCTTGTTACTTGATCTGCTAATAAACCTGCCTGATTAACATTAAGATTAAATTTGTTATTTATACCGCCTTCTAACGTATAACCAGTAAATGACTTTTTACCTGTATCATCTACTGTCATATCAAATACACCATATACTTTATTTTCTATTTCTTTAGAATAATATTTATATCCACCTACTAACTGATTGTCAGGTATAGATTTTATATCACTTACTATTTTATCTATCATTCCCCTCTCTATATCAGTAACACGACCAAAACCACCTAACTGTTTTGTTAGTTCTAATAAGTCTTTACCTGCCTGTGCAGGGTCATCATCATATTCTCCACTATTAATACTTAACCTAAACTGCATCAAAGCATTTTTTCTATCGCCATTGTATAAATCAACAGCATCATCTACTACTTCTTTAAAATCTGGTAACTGTGTATATAAAAAATTAAGTGTACTTTGACCTTCTTCTGTTAAAAAATTAATACGACCATTTTCTGATTTATCTAATAAATTTTTTAATGTTTTATCTACTAATTCTTCTGCTGCTTGTTTTTCTTTTTTGTCTCTATTTTCTCTAATCCTATCTTCTTCTTTACCTATTTTTACTTTTAAATTAAACATCTTTGTAGCAAAATCCTTGTGTTGCAACAATGTATTATTACCATTGCCATATCTTATTTTTGAAGCCCACTTTATAAAATCTTTTGCTTCATCTGCACCAAACTTTTGATTTATTTGTAACGCTACACTTTCTACGTTTGCAATCATATTTTCATAATATTTTTTACGTTTACTAGAAGTAAGACCAATACTATAATCTCTAGCAATCTTTTCATTCATAGATTTATAACTTTCTACTAAAGCAGCAACTTGATCTTCTGGTTTTTCCCAATCAACTGTTGTAGGATCTGTGTCTTTTGTAAGCACCCAACTTGTCAACAAGTTTTCATTCATATCACTTGTTATGACTTGAAAGTTATAATCTTTATGTATTTTGTCATGTGAAACTGTTGTTTTTTCTATAGCTGCATTTTGTTTTTGTAAAAACTTTAGTTGATCTTCTGGTTTTAATCCTTCACGTTCATAAGAACCTAAAGCATTTGCATCTGCTAAAAACGATTTATATTCTGGTGAGTTTGTACCATACTTCCATAGTGGTTCTTGTGTAGTAACTTGATCGCCATTAGCATCTAAAACAGGTTTATTGTCAGCATCAAATAATGGTTTTTCTATTGTTGTAGTTTGATATAGTGCAGAAATTTCAGAACTAATCCTGTTTCCTAATAACGCTGCTCTACCTTGATTAAAAGCATCTTGTGCAAAGATACTACCACCTATAAAACGATTAGTAACACCTTCACTTTTATTTCTACGCAACTCATCAACAACAGTTTTAAAACCACCTTCTTCTCTGTTTTTTCTTACAGCTAGTTCAAAACCTGCAAGTTTTTCTTCTTTTATTGCTTCTGCTGTACGCAAACCTAACGTCTTTTGCAACGCTGGATTAAGTGTTGCTAATGACTCTGCTACAATATCAAATCCTGTTTTGTTTTGTTCTACCTGTGTTGTAGGCTTTACAAACGTATCAACTGGTCGCCCAACTACGTTAAATTCAGTTCCTTGATAAGAATTTGTCATGCTGCCACCAATGATGCGTAAGATGATAAGCCAGAACCAAGAGTCTTAGTTATTGCTCCTAATAATGTAGGTGCAGAATTAGCTAAGTTTGTAGCTTTTGTTATTTGATCTTTAGCTGCATTTCTTCTAGTATCTCTTGTAGCTATAACTGCATTTTTATCTCTTAATGCTTGTGATACTAAAGTATCTGATTCTTGCAAAATACTCTCTGTTGCATTAGCACCTTGATTTTCAAAATCTTGCAATAATAAACTCATTGTATTACCTGCACGTTCTGATGCTACTAAGGCTTCTTTTGCTTTTAGTGTTTTAACTTTTACAGTTAATATTTCTTGTTTTTTAGATTTTACTTTATCATCTAATAATTCATTTATAGCTCTTTCTTGATCTGCTTTTGCTTTTTCTGCATTAGCTATAAGTTGTAATGAACTATCGTATATACCTTGTACTTGACGAAATATTTCTTTTCTTTGTGAAATAGTACTAAAAATATTTGTACCAAGGTTTAATGCTTGCCCTAATAAAAATGGTTTTGTTGCAGCACCTAAACCAAATAAACCTGTAGCTCCTGTAACTGCTGCTGGTGCAGCAAAAGCTCCTAATGTTGCTGGTGTTAATAAACCTAAACCTGCTGTACCAAATCCTAATGCAGTACCAGCACTAGCTGCTGCACCAAATCCTATTGCTGGTGCTGCTGCTGCAACTGGTGCAAACGCTGCTGTTGTTGCACCAAGACCTGCTAAACCTGCACTACTAAATCCTAATGCACTACCTGTAGCTGCTGCACCAAATCCTGTAGCTGCTGCTGTACCTGCTGCTGCTCCACCACCTGCACCTGCTAATAATCCAGCACCTAAACACATTAGACTATCCTCATAAATTCATAAAATGGTTTTTTATGTAAACCATAGTCTTTATGTAAATTTATAAAATTAAAATTCATTGAACGCAACCATTTAATAGAAGTCTCATTTTCTGCATATACATAATTATAAAGATAATCATAAGTTTGTAAAAGCTCATTTACCCATTCCTTACCTTTTCTAACAAGTTGTATTCTATATTTTTTATTGTCAAACAATTCATCAGTAGCAACAAACCATATACACCCATTAGGCATAACACCACATAAACCCATAGGTTGATCTTCGTCACCTGCTGCGGTCATAGTTATTTGACTATTTATATATGTAAGAGCTAGTGCATCTTCTGGCTCACATCCGCATTGGTAATATGCTTCTACCTTGTCCATAACACGCATATTAGCCATAACATGACGTAAATCTTTGCTGTTAGATTTTCGTAAATATCCCATTATATCCTTCTACTCCTTATATAGAACATTGCTTCGTACTCTGCACTAGATAACTGTGTAGGTAAAAACGTGTCATTTTTTACATCTATATCTACACTATCTGCACGACTCATTACAGGAAATCTAAATGTACCAGACTCTAAATTTATCTGACCTATAGCAGCAGATGCAGCACCAAGAAACTTACCAGTAAACTCATGTTCACTTGTATCTCTATTTTCTGGTGTTACCTGTACTTTAAAAAATCCTGTATCTTCAAACTTTATATAAAAATGATGTAACTGCAATCTACCGCTAATAATCTCACCTGATGCTTGACCACCTGCTTGCTCTGTTAGTCGTTGTTTACTAAACCTATAGTGCATTTCATAAGGTTCACCAATAATAAATTTACTATTTCTATAATCACCACTAATAGTTATTGTGCTTGTACTACCATCTGTAGCATTAGTTGTCTGTAATACTTGTCCAGCTTTAAGTGTTTTTGTATTGCCTTGTGTATCTACAAATGTACTAGTTTCGTTAGATGCTAAATATCTACCTACTACTGTCATCTTCTTTCTTAATCTATAAGGCACAGTAAATGTAGTTACATCAGTACCAGAGTTATATGCTACAGATACACCAGTAGTTGCTTCTGTTACCTTATGGTCAAGATGAAACTCAAACGTAGCATTAGTTTCTACAAAGTCTGCTGCAAATGGAATTTTTTCTAATGTTGTACCGTTTGCTTCTTCTATAACTAAAAATAATTCATTACCTATAAAATCTATATTTCGTATAATTCTATTTTCATTAAAAGTATATGTTGACCATGAGTTTAATATTTTACCTCGTTCACCCTCTAACCATCTATTTACATATAACTTGTTAGGATTATCAGAACCAAGCAATAGCAAAACATCTTCGTTTGTTGATACTGCAAATTTAAATATATTTTTTGGTATTAAACGTGGTACATGAATAGTTATGTTAGCAGCATCTTTAAGAGTTATATTTTCTTGTGTAATATATTCTCTTACACCAGCAAAATCACCTTTATCTGTTAAGTAATATATAGAACTACCAGAACCAACAGGTGATGCTAAATCACTAGACTCAAACTCAGTTGCAACAATTACGTTTGCAGTTTTTGGTGTAAATGTATCAGAAGAACTAGCCATAACAAACTGCGTTTGATCTGAAAACAAGATTAATTGTTCACCCATAGTTACTGCGTTTTTTAATATTGCAACTTTTGTATGAGAAGCAGCAACGTCAATAGGATCTGAGTCAACTACAGTAAGTACTGTTTCTGGGAAAAAATTAAAAAACTCACTAACTCTAGACAGTATTACATTGTCATCAGCTAAAAAACCTAACCTGTTTCTAAAAAAGAATACGTTATTAATTTTAGAATCTATAAAAGATGGATTAGGTGCAGATTCTAAATCACCTACAGTTCTTTCACCCCACTTAGGCAAAGTAAAATCAGTACCACTTATTGTATATGTATCACCATCTACTCTTGCAAACCTAAAATTACCATCTGCTTGTCGTATTAAAACGTGTGGCATAGTGCCATAGTTAAATTTAAATGTAATACCAGCTTCTACTGTTTCTTCCCATTGACCCTCTTCTAATGCACCACCGTTGTTAGTAACAAACTTAACGTAGTAATTATCAAAATTAGTTGACTCATCACCTTTAACCTCTACTACATATCCGTTAGGCGATACTCTTGGTAAATCAGTAAACCTTTGTACTGAATCTTTTACAACTGTAGTGTGTGTATTACCTTGAGTATCAGTAGCATCTATAGAAAAATTACTACCGTCATTCTTTTTTATATGTAAAACAGCACCATTTTGTGCAAGAGTGAATCCTGATAATCCTGATAGTCCATTTCGTAATGCTGTTGCAACTGTAGTTGTGCTTAATGTGCTATCGCTAGAAGTATCTTTTGTAGCTGTAGTGCCATCTACAGTAAGCGTATATGTAGTTTTATCTGAGACTTGATTGATAAATACAATAGCTTGTGTAATATTTCCAGCAGATAATGTAGTGTCCATAGCTGCTGTAACGCTTGTATTTACTACAAAAGTAAAGTCAGCAATAGTAACAGTTTTGATCTGATCTCTTGGATTAGACGTATTAAGATATGTCGTACCGTCAGGTTTGTTTACTGTTTTTTCTGTACCATCTAACTCATATACTTTCACATTACCATTACTAAAAACTGCTATATATCTTTCTGCTGTATCTCTATTAATAGTTTGTATATGTACATTACCTAATGTGCCACTACTTACATTTGCTAAAAACTGTGTACCTGATCTTTTTGTAAGACCTTGTACTGGATTACTGTTTGCATTGTCTTGTATATCTGCATGATCTGGCTGCTTTGTAGCATCAGCAGATTGCGATATACCTCTTAATAAAGTAGGTATAGCTCTTGATACAACACCCATAGTTACCTAATTAATGCTTGTGATGGATTAAACGTATTAAATCTACCTGTTAATGATGGATCTCCTATAAGCATATTATGATCTGCATTGTTTGTATCAGCATCTAGCAAAGCACTTCTAGCTCGTAACTCATCTTCTTTTGTATATGTACGCAAGCTATCATCTGTTACTGATCTATCTACAAATATTCTTGCAGCTTTTATATTTATATACCTTCTTGCATCTTCTGGTATTTCATCAAACGTCAAAAAATATATTACCTCGCATTTTAAATCTTCCTCAA